TAGCTATTCTAGTTAAGGTTCTATTGGAACATTTTGTAACCGAAGCTATATCAGTTAAGGTTGGGAATCTTTGTCTATTATACCAACAATACTCAACTATTTTAAGTACAGCCCTATCTAAATTTAAATCCTCTTCCATATACTATCGTTGTTTTTATTAAATAATATTTACCCTTTATTTTTTTTAAATGGCATCCTTCCTGCAGCTCAATAGGGAACTTACTTGACTTGATTGTTATAGCTTGTATGAATTGCACCTCCATCCATTTTATTAGGGTAAACGTATATATCGTCATCGTAAAAGTTACGAACTTTTCCATCAGCATAAAGTACGACCTTCCAAATTGTATTCATTTGTGAGCCGTAATCAATCCAAGCTATAGCCTTACCATAACCAAGTGGTGTCTCTACATCTATGGTATTTCTTAGTTCGTGTATTGCCATACTACTGAATATTTAATTCTGATTTGCAGTAAGATAAAGAACTTCTAAGTATTTCTATCTTATAGTGGGCTTCTTTTATCAACAGCTCCATAACATTGTTGTAAAAGCTACAATCACCTACAGCAAATGCTAGCATAACCTTACGTTCATTAGCACTACCTTCCTCATCCTTTAGGTTCATCAAAGCCTTTACGGATAACTTATCTGTTAGATATTCTAAGGTAGCTTTACATACAGCACCCATACCTAGCATTGCTGTTAGCTCAGTCATATGCTCTACAATTTGGTTAGGGTCAGAGCAGTCTATCTGTTTAGATACAGACTCTTGGAACTTAGCGTACATAGCTTTGCATTCGTTGAATTGTTTCTCTTCAAAAGAGCCTACGTTAAAACTTACATTTACGGGTTTCATCGTGTTAATAGTTTATTTGTGATATTAATTGAATGTCTTTTAGGTAAGTAACCTACTATCTTTATAATCTTGGTATTGTCTGCAAACTCTGTTGTATTAGGCATATAGTGTGGATACCATCCAGCAGGTTGTATTAGCTTTACGTCAAATGAATATATACCAGAAGGGTCTGATATAATATACCTTGCATTAGCAAATGCTTGCAGAAACATATACTTTGTTTTTTCTACCAATACATCTTCGTATACAGCCCTTCTACATTTAAGTTCAACAGCCATTTCAAATTCCTTGCTATAGCCATCGCATCTGCTAGCAGTATCTATAGGCGTAAGGTCTGGTATAAGTTTACCTTTTACCATATCAAACAACTCGTGTTCTTTTAGTGTAGCTAGGCTCATTTCTTTAGTGGTTTTAGTCTAACAGCAAACTCTTTTTGGTATAGTGTAGAAAATACACGACCCCTATTCTTTAGGGCATTCTTTAGCACGTGTTGTCCTACACCCAGCTTTTGTTCTGCTAGTTTCAATGTTTTAAATTCAATTGCTTTTTTCTTTCTCTCTTCTATATTAGCTATCGTCACATCGTAGGCCAATATAGAGACTCTCTGTTCATCTATAAAAGCGTATGCCATCCTAAAATTTACATTTATATTTAAGTAATAATTGGTCTCTATTAAATGGTAGTGCGCCATTCATATCGGTAAACTCTATACCTCTATTCATTCTAATGATACAAGGATTACCAACACGCGTAGGCATACCACCCGTTTCTCCATTTCTAACCTTGTCTATTGATACTTGCGTATACATCCACTCGTCCTGACTCTTTATCTTTCTATGCAAAGTTATAAAGTTATCTACCCTATTATACAATGCTGCTCCACCCTCTGTGTCAGCTGCGTGTGGCATCTTCTGATTGCCTTCGCTGTCACGTTCTCTTTGTGAAGCTGTTGTAGTGTGAACAGATAAGAATATGGTTGTGTTGTATTTCTTAGTGAAGTTTAACATTTCACTGTACGCCTCGTAGTCATAGATGTATTTATTCTTAGCTGTAGTCAGCTCCATCTTAAGGCTATTGTATGGGTCTATAAATACACCCTTCAAAGATTTGTATTGCATCAAAACCTTAGCGTTATCTAAGATTTCTCCGTATGTGTACATATTATCTGTAGACAGAATAAAGAAGTGTTCTTCTACGAAACGTAGTGATACGTTGTGTTCGTGGTCATTCATATCCTTAATCTTCTTACCGATAAAGAACTCCATTAGCTTCATCTTGATAGACGCAGACTGATTCTCACCCATATACATCATCCAATTCCAATCGTAGTGTATTGCAGAAAGGAATATAAGCCACAGATTCACGGTTGTTTTACCAATGTGACTATGTGCCAAGGACGCGTAGAATTCGCCTTCCTTGAGCCTTAAATGCTCGTCCATCTCAGTATATCCAAAAGGTAATCCCATAGGGATAAGGCCAGACCTAAACTTATAGATAAAGTCATCGTCTTTAGGATTAGATGAGAGGAAAGCTAAGTCCTCTTCTTGTACGCCAATGATACGTGCAGCTTCTCTAAATTGTGTTTCTATTTCAGATATAGGCATTGTCATACCGTGACGCATACCATCCTCTATAGTTTTCTTCGCAAGATTTAAGTCTTGCACATCTTTTTTAGAAATTTCGTGAACAAGTATATTAAAAGCAATGTCATACTCTATATGTTTAGTTGCTACATATCCACCCATAAGGTGTGCAGCTTTCAATAGAACGTGGTGTTTTTCACCTTCTTTAGCTAATCTAATCATCCTAGATGCGATATCCAACTTTCTATAGTCAGTATATCCATCACCATATACAATATTAGCAGCCTTTAATTCTTCTTCTTTTACAATATTGTAGAATATGCTAGCTGAACTATTAACATACATATCAGGGTCGTAAGACATATACAGCACACGCGAAGGATTTCTAGCTGTAGGGTCAAGGTCTGGAATCATTTCCAAGATAGCCTTGTAGTGCTCCGTATGTTTATTGGTATCACCAATCTTTATAAGTCCGTGTATACCCTTGCCACTAGCAGATGTCCACAGTGCAAAGATGTATGGGTTCTGTTTTAGTTCCTCTTTCTTAGCAGGTATGTCAGCTATACCATCCATATCTATAGGTACAAAGCCACTATGTATGGTTAATGATTTATCGTCTCTATACGATATATATTTTTGTCCGTTGTCGTATACTTTTTCTACAGGTTTTTTAAACAGCCCAGCGTAAAGTACACACGGAAGATTTTGTTTGAGGGAAGGAATTTTATAGGAGTCTGTGCAATTACGTATTGCCTCTACTTGTTCTTTGTATGCGCCATCTCTGATGGCCATAAGAACATCACGTAAGTCCTTTTCAATAGGGTCTGTTACGTTTCTAATGTTGTTAAATACTGTTACCGTGTATTGCATAGTGGTAAAAAAACCCTCACGATTTTTAGGCCGTGAGGGGAAATTATAGAATAATTGGAAACTAAAAGTTCAATCCGTTGCTAGCAGGAACATAACCTTGTTGAGGTTGTTGTGGCTGCGGCTGTTGTTGTACATACTGCTGTTGAGGTTGTACGTACTGAGGTTGTGGCTGCACATATTGTTGCTGTGGCTGTTGAACAGCTACCTTCGGTTGAGGTACGTAGTTGTCTTCCAAGATGTTGAAGTCAGGTTGTTTCTCGTTAGACTTCTTTGTGTTAGGCCACATATTATATTTCTGGCCGTTGATTGTAAAGTTAATTACTTCACCTCTTGGTGTTTGTCTTTTCCAAGCTCCTATTGAGCTTCTTTGTGTTTGTTCTTGTGACATTGTGTCTATGTTTTATTGGTTAAAAATTTTAAAAAAGAGCCCCAGCGTAGAAACGCAGGGCGTGTGATTGTATGTCCGTATTAAACTATTTTACTATTATATCAATCTTATATCCGTAGTTAGTTAGAAGGTCAAAAATAGAGCCCATAGAAACTGCTCTAGCAGCTCCATTCTTGTCCTTATATTTACCACAATAGTTTACATAAAACCAATAGTTATCATTCTTGTTTTCTTCAAGTATGGCATCTACAATCTTTGCTACTTGTGGGTATTGTTTGGTTAATTTTGCTTTGTTTATACCCTTGTTCTTTGTCGTCATATGGTTTCAGTGGTCTATTCTTTGTTTATCAAGTCTACCCTTTCTAGTTTCCCGTCTTGGAAGTGTGCCTTGAATGTATACATATACTCCCAAGGTTTTCCGTAAAATTCAACGTCACCTGTGTGGTAGCTTTTTTTAATGGTTTGGTTAATCTTTCTTAGGTTAATATTAAATAGTCCTTCAGGGTTGTCGGATGGTATCATTTCGTATTCGTAGTCTTCAAAATACAAATAACCATCTTCGCCTATTTCATATTCTAAGAATTGTTTTTCTAAATCTTTCGTTTGGAATTCCAAATCCGAAAGGTCTTCAAGTTCCTGCGCATCTGATATAGGCAGGAATCTCGTATTTATTTTTAAGGTATCAAATCTACCCATAAGTTTCTAAAGTTTGGGGGTACTATCTATGCCTAGCACCCCCTATATTTAACACAATGATGAGAAAACCCATTGCGAATATACAAACTTTTGCGAAACTACCAAATTTATTTTACCCACGATGGTAGGTCTATTGTAATATTGTTATTATGGTATTCGTATCCTTTAGTCCACGCATTGTCTTCCATACATTTGTTAAACTTAACAATAGTATCTGAAAACAGCTCCTGACCTTTCTTGATATAGTTTTCTGTTGCGTCTGCGATGTACGCATCGTAAGGGCCTTTCGTTTCTATAATAAGATACTTGATAGGTTTATTTGAAACTAGATTATACAATCCAGCCTGCATATGATATTGTCTGTTATAAAAGTCACGCATTAAATTTTCTGGTGACGCATCCATCGTAGTTTTAACTTCAAGGATATAGTCTTCTGCTATACCATCAAAGAAACCACGTACGGGTAGACCCCACATCTCAGCGCGAAACTCTTGCTCGTATTGATGACAGTTATGTATCCACGGAGCTAACTTAGGATTAGATAAAACATTATCAGCTAATCCTTTTGCTTCGTTGTAATCATTTTCCATAACTACATCTTTACCTTCAGACTCTTCTACAAACTTTGCGTATGCTTCTTTACCTGCAGATGTACGTCTATCTATTGTACCCATCACAGCAAATTGTTCGTTGAACTTAGATGGTTCAAGCAATAGGCAGTGTACCATACTACCAAACAGCATAGGAGCTGTTGTCTCCTTCTTTCTGTTTAGATAGTCTAGGTAGTGACGCGGACTCTTAGCGAATTCTTTTAGTGAGCTGTAGCTAAGTGGTCGCTCTTGTAGTTGTTCTAATGTTATCATTGGTTAATTGTTTTTAAAAAAGCGGCCTCCAATGTAGAAACACCGCAGGCCATTGATTTTTCAATTTAAAATAAAACAAGGTTACCCTCCCAATTTACATAACCAACACCCCTGTTAATTAATGTTTAAAATTTTATAGGGAGGGCAATGTCTTTAATTACGTGCAATATCTTTAAGCTGTATAAGTGTTTGACCTATTACTATTCCTAAGTGTAAGTCATTGCCTCCTTCAATAGCCCTATCTAATGCATCAATAATATATTCTAATCTTTTTATGATATGTTCTAAGTCTGCTTGGTAATCAGGTATAGGTTCTTGAACATTAAGTTCTTCTGCCTCTACGCCATTACCATACTTCTCTATCCACTTATCTTTATCTGTTTCCCATATGCCACACATATTAGGATTCCATTCAAAGAACATACCGCTTGCAAGCATATCATCGTAATGCTTTTTATAATCTAAATTATTAGCTTCTGTTATACCTGCCATAATATCTTCTTTAAATTTATTGAATACTTTTTCCTCATACTTTTCTAGGTATGAACGATACCATTCACCTTTAGGATAGAATACCATACTATACGCTTAATGCAGTTAATTCAGCTTCTACAGCCTTAGATACCTTGAATTCTTTGCGTAGATTATTGATGTTATTCTCACCTGTCTTGAATTGCTGTACAATAAGTGACCATTTAGGGTTGTTCTTATTTAACCAAGCCTTATCGTCTTCAGGTTTAGCGCTATTATTAGAGGGGTATCTAACAGATGGTGCTTTAAGTGAAGCTGTAGGTGGTGCCATACCTACACTGCCTTCAGTCTTTATTACCAAATTTGCGTTATTAGTTTCTTCTTTGCCGTGCGTATTGGTTGCGTCAGCATCCTTTGTATCATCAATAGCCAATAGGCCATTCAATGCGTACTTGCGTGCGTATGAGCTAGCAGCACCTGTGATTTGTGCGCCATCCATACCTTTCTTTGTTTCTTCTTCTCTAGCCCATCCCGTAGCTGAGTATATATTACCTGCTTCGTTAGGCTGTAGTCTAGCTGTAGCTTTTACATATATACGACCACCTACCTCTACTATTTCATCTGAGATAATAAGGTAGTAACCATACTTGTGTGCGATAGGTTTAACAGCTTCAATGATGTCTTCTGCGCTACGATAGTTGTAGCCACCGAAGTTATTACGTTGGTTCTTTGGAGCTTTTAGCTCCTCTTGGATTTTTACGATACTCATATTGTTATTTTTTATTGATTACTTTGTTGATGATTTCGTCTATGTCACCATAGTCGTTAGGTTTACCTGTATTTACAACATCTCCTAATAGCTCATATGTAGCAGCCATAAGTATAGCTGTTCTAATTTTTTCATCGTTGTTCATAAGCTGTACGAATGCGTTGCTCATAAAGTTTAAAGAGCAGGATGTGTCTATCTCTAGTGCCATAGATACTTGCTCATCGCCATCAGGCTTTGAGGACTGCAATGAAAGGTTAAATCGTTGTGCTGATGTTTCCATTGTGTTATGTTTATATTGTTTGCGAATTTACAAATAGTTATATTACTTGCAAAATATTTTTATAGTTTTTTTACAAAAACTTATCAACATAGCGCACGTATATATTACGCAAGCTAGTGGTACGGAGACTACGAAAAACTTCGCGAATCCGAGCGTAGTGCTTATATGTTTATTCATACTAATAGATTAATAGATTGGTGAACGTAGGTAAGAAAAACGCAAGTCATACCCCCTACCCCCAAAGGAGATATGACCTGTCTATCTTACCATACATACTAATGAGTTAATGAGTTGTCGTTACGTGAGGCTGTATAGTTACGGAAGTCTAGAACAATACTATACATTTAAAAGAGTTATCGTAGTTAACGGAATCTTTGCAGGCGTTAGCTACTAGCTTCCTTGTACTCGGAACTATGAGTGGGATGCTTCTGCATCCTTCATATCCGTAGGTAAGTGGAATAAAAAAGCCCACTAGAGGGGATTCTAATGGGCATATCTTAAGAAGGGTTAGTTCTTGAAACATACCCGATAAAGTCATCCCCTACCTTATCGGATTTGTAGAGCAAATATAGTAATAGTTTTTTAACTGCCAAATTTATTTGTAGATATCTCGCTCGTCAAAGCTGTCTGGGTTGCTTGCGTCTTTTTCAAATAGGTAGAACGCTGTGAAAATGGCTACAGCCATTGGTAGCATCAGAAGTAATAGTCCTTTCATTTCATAGGTTTTATAGAGGATGATACAATATATTGTCTAAACTCCATCTCCGTGTCATTGCAGGCCATAATAAGGGCTGTTAATACTTCCATCTCAGCATAGTCTAACTGAATGGTAGTACTACCTATACTGATTACGACCTCGTCTCCGTTGTCATAAACAGACCCTGCCGTGGAGCCTTGTATTTCTTTGTCCCATAGATTACCTTCCGCATACTTTATGAATGTGGTATCGTATGCGTCTGAGCGGTGTAATTCGTAGCTGTGTACGAATGTGTTTTCTTCCTTTACAAATATGCTACCTAAGTGGGTGCTATCTGTGATTCTTGGTGATTGTTGTTTCTTCGCCATAAGTTGTGTCTTTACATTGGTTAATAAGGTTATCTCTAAGTAGTATCTCTTGTTGTAGGCTATCTATAATACGCTCGTCCTCGTCTACCAGAACAATCGTAGTTTTCTTTAGATTATTTAATGCGTAAAATATACACAATAAAGCTACTATTGATATCCATACGTAAAATATTATACTTAATATGCTTTGGTATTTCTTTATTTCTTTTATATCCATAGCTATCGTTTACATATAATTTTAAAATAGTGTTTAATAGCCCACCAAATTAGTAGACTAAGTGTCTGACGCTGTTTACGACCAGACTTCTTGAAGAATACAGCGTGTATGCGTATTACTTCGTCTCTGTTGATGTCTTCAATGGATATCTCAGAGCCTGTGTTTTTGTTGCTGTTGGATATCCTAAAGTTGTGCAGTAGTTTCATAGGTTATTTGTTTATGTTTTTCTATTATGCATTTCACACATTCCGTGCGATTTATCAAAATATATCATACCTTCTTTCTTATCCATATCAAAAAATGCAGTACAAACGTATCCCATACTTTCTGACATACTACCTTTACCTTCCCCTTTATTCATCGGGTGTTTAAATAATGGAACTTGTCTTGTGCAATTGCAACAGCAATCTCCTTTCCATCCGTGTTCGCAGTCCATAGGTTATTTGTTTATTGGTTTTAATATTGGGGTAGTGTATCTTGTATTATACATTTGTTCACCAATATGAGGATGTCCGTAAAAATCACATAATCTATCTACTGGCTGTATTATCTGCTCTTTTTCTTTTTCAAGTGATGTGGTAGCATACTCAATAAGTGAATCTATATCTGCCATATCAACTCTGCTTTTAAGCATTTCTAAATGCACAATTAATTCTTGCATTGCTGTTTTCATAGGTTATTTCTCCATTTTTAGGATTAGATAAAGTAATGCGCTGTAGTTACATAGGTCTACGATAGAATCTTGAACAGATTCGTTTTGCGCAGATTTGTTTGATGATAGTAATTGACCTAGCCTTGCGACTTTAGTGCCTATTAGGTTAAGACAATTGACAGCGTCTGGATGTGTACTGCCTTGGTTGACAATCATACCTGCTAATCTGAAATTAGACAGCACGTCCTCACCTGCATAGTCGTAGCCTTTCTTGTCTAGGATACCACGCTGTATTTCAAACAGCTCATTCAATAGGGTCGTCCTCAATTCTGCTGTGAGGACAGCCTTGTCGTAGCTCATCGTTGGTTTCTCCGCTCTTGGGGTTGTGAATAGTTTCTTCAATACTTCCATTGTGTTGTGTTTTATAGGGGCAGTGTCTACAATTATTATTACAGCAGTAGCCACGCTCAAGGTGGAACTTCTCCGTAAACACTACCTTCCCGTTTTCTAAATAGTAATACATTTTATAGATTATCTAAGCTATTAATTTCAATCAACTCAGATACATCGTCGGCCATTTTCTTGAACTCTTCATTTACTTGATACAAATCCTTGAACAATTTAATGTTATGAATAATTGTAGTATGGTGCTTGCTAATGGTAAATCCTATTTGGCTTAGAGATAGGTTCATCTTTTGCTTCACAAAGTAGCAATATAGAGTTCTAGCCTCAGATACATTTCTTCTTCTATTTCTAGCAGATAGCTTCTCCATTGGTACTTTAGTTACCATTTCTATGGCATCTGAAATAATATCAACGCTATATCTATGCTTTAATCTTTTCAATCTTAGCCTTAAGTCAGCAGGTAAATACTTTGGTCTTATACCTACAAATACGTAAGGGCTAATGATTGTCACACTCTCTGATGCTTTTGGTTTATTCATACTTTTTTATTTATAACATTATCTGAAACTCACCTAGATTACGTATTACAGCATAATATGTTTTAGGCCCTATCATATTCATATCGTACAGCTCCATAGTTTGATGCTTTATTACATATCTTCTTATAAAAGTATAAGACTCTGGAATTTCTTTCCTTTCAATGCAGGCAATCATATTTGCATTCTCTAGCATAGGGATATCGTATATAACATCCAAAGCTATTTGTAGTTTCTTTACGTTAGTCATTGTCTTCTATTTTATTAAAGGTTGTAGAAATAGTGTGACGTTTAAGTACGCGTACATAGTGGTTCTCCTTAGTATACAGCATAATAGTATGTTCACCTCCGTGGTCTACTAGTTGCTCGGATTGATTCTTAAATGTGTTTCTATAATAATCCATAGCTGTATTGTAGTCATTGAACTCTTCAATATGTTCTACGCGCTCTGAGGTATCAGTGTCCATTGTGTGTGCAAATACATAGTGTTTCATTTGGTCTTGTGTTTTTTGGATAAGAATATTACTGCAAGTAAATATATTATCACAGCTAATATAATATTGTCAATCATTTATGTTTGTTTAGTTTATCTCGTAATACTACGACTACGAGTGATACGACTGCTACGACCCAAGCTGTGTATATAGCTAGGTGTAGGTATCTTAAGAATTCAAAGTCACTCATTGTATTGGCATTTCATAGGTGTTAACTAATTGGTCGTAGTACTCATCGTAGTAAAAGTTAAATACGTCTTGAGCCTCGTCCGTGTATACAAGTGAATCATCATCTTCTCCACCATCAGATACCCATAAGTCGTCTTCCTTAAATTCCTTGTCAAACGGGGCATTGATAATAAAGTCAATAATAGTGCGGTGATGCGCCATCTCAGATGCACGCTCAACTAATAGAGAATTCCATTGGTCTTGTGTCATATGTGTATGTTTTGTGTAAAGTTAAAATAATGTTTGCATAACTGCAAATTATATTGCATTTATTTTATGAATGTGTACGGGAGTGTAGTCGCCTACGTGTGCGCCTAGGATGTTGTAGTCTATCCATTCTATAGCATCATCGGTACTCATATCCTTTGAGAATATATCTACCATTTTGTCTATATCGTAGACTACCTTGCCGTCGTCCGTGATGCCGACAATAGCTTCATCTAGGTTATCCCACATAACAGCCTCTTGGTTGTATAGTGCGATTTTTTCTCTTGTTGTCATAATATTACTTTAGTTTAGATAAATAGATATTGACGCTCGTTGTAGTGTGGCTTCAACTCTACGATGAAATCTTCTACCTTCTGCTGTTCTAATAGATTAGATGGTTTAATAGTAAGGTATCCTTCGTCCTGCAGGAATTCAATACACTCGTCTATTAAGTCGCGCTTTCTATTGTTGTAGTACGCGTCTTTGATTATATCCATAATGTAAAATGGTGCGGTATCGTCGCACATTTCTTCTAATAGTTTTTTTGATTCGTTTGATAACATTGTATAATAGTTTAGATAATTTAAAAAGGTGAGCGTTGTACGTGACGCTCCCCACGTTAACCTAAATTTCTTCCCAATACAGCAGGTTAGGTGTCCAAGACAGCTCAACGATTGTACCCTCGGTTAAGAATGGCATTTGTTGGTAGCCGTATGCTGTAAGGCGGTATTTTTTCTTGCGTGGCATTGATGATAGTTTTATTGCTGTAGAAAATCTATGTGTGCTTTAGCACCTTCTATAGTTGTCCACTCCGACCAATCTATGTCGGGTGTATAGCGGATGCCGTTCTCCGTTTGGATTTCGTATATCCAATGGTGGCTGTGGTAATATTTTTTAGCTTGCTTCATCGTTTAAGTTTTTATAGTATCTAGCTGTATGAATTAAGTCTTGGATTAACTCTAGTTCAGACTTCTTTGCCATATCAATAAAATCTTCCGTTGTTTCGTATTCGTCGCCTGCTAGGTCTATTAATGCAGTAACTAGGATGGCGCGTGTTGATAATTTTTCCATTGTGTTATTAGTTTAGATAATTTAATATTAGTCTATCTCTTCGTATAGGCTATCTTCTATTGAGTCAAACAGCATAATAGATGTAAGTATGCTGTTAGTTTCTGCATCGTATAAATCTTCAAATACATAGTTAACAGCGCATACATCTGAGTCTGCGTCTTCTCTATAGTTTACATTGATTGTAGATAGGTCGTATCCGTGTTCCTCTTGGAGGTCGTGCAAGAAGTTATATAAATCTTGCGCTGTAAATTTCTTTGCCATAATTATTTATTTAGTTTAAGTGTGCGGTCAGCGAATATGTTTAGCGGTTGATTGCTGGGTAAGTGCAAGAACTCGCCTATAGTAGAGTCGTTGTCATTGATTCTAATAAACTGCAATACATCGCCTCTTCTAGGCTTAATTAAATCGTGACTGATACCGCTTTCATCAAGCAATACTACCCAATCGTATTTGTTTAGGTAGTTGTTAAAGCTGTCCATAATGATGTCAATTTTGTTGTCCTTGTATGCATTTAAGAAGTTGACCATACACTCGTACTCGGGTGTGTTCTCTTCGTTGTACTTTGATTTCTCGTACATTGCAAATATTGTTTGGTCAATACCAAATTGACAATCGTACTCAACACCTTCGCCAAGTATGGCATTTCGTAAGTTTACGAATAGATAAAATGAATAGTTCATTGTGTTAATAGTTTAGATAAAATAATAATTGTTACATATAAATAGCGAACCATCCCTTGATTACGCGGTGTGTTAACCCGTCGGTATGTTGCTCGCTTCTACATTCTAACAGCTGTTTCAATAGGTCAATTGGCTTAACATATAGCTGAGTAACTAGTATGTCAATCAAATCCTTGATGTGGCGCTCATTGTTTTTGCCACGCTCCCACACTCGCTTGTCGTCTGACATCATATAACTATAGTCGTGTACGTATACGCTATCTAATAGGTCAGATAAAATAATAGGTTCATCGTGTATCATAGTTGCATAGGTTTTAGGTTTTTCAATAATAGGTTGCTCCATCTTGTAAATGTTTGGCCATACTAATTTTTGTTTCATAGCTTTAGTTTTTAATGTAGTCTAATATTTTGTCTGCGTAGTAGCTAGTGGTCAAGTCGTTTAAGAACTCGTCCATAGCGTCCGTATAATCTACGGGAAATACTTTGTTTCTTAATACATCCTTATCGTCCCAATCTAGGGCTTGGATGCGTACTAATTTAGCACCCTTGTCTACCTTGATGATACCGCCTACAGCGTACTCACCGATTTTGAATTCTTTTGCCATTGATGATAGTTTTTGTGGGGGCAGTTGCCCGCCCCCGTGGTTATGATTATGAATTATAGATAGTCTCAAACAATTGCTCGTCAATGTTACGCTGTTGGTCAAAGGTCTTCTTCAACTTGCCGTGTAACAATTCGTTGAACGCGTTGTACACTATCCATTGGTTAGGTTGCGTATTCAATTGTCTAGTCTCGCGGTTGATTACATCTAGAACAAAACGAGCGTTAGCGCTAGGCTCGGGGTTCTTGTCACTAGCTTCGTACTTAAACAGCCCCAAAGATTTAGCTGTAGCTTTTACATATCCATCTAGGTTGTATACGGGACGCTCTGCTAATACTTCAAACTTGCGCTTCAATGTATAGAACTCGTTGTCCATAAACTTAGATACAATCTCGTCCATCTTAGGCATTACCACATCTGCTATATTACCGCGGTGTTTAACGCTGAATCCAATCTCAGTATGTGCAACGTGTAGTCCATTGTCACATACCTTGCGCCAAAATCCAAAGGAACCGCTAGTCTTACAGCTACCATCGTAAGAGTTTACGAATCGTAACATCGGACGTAGTACATCCTCTTCACCCTTTACGCATATCTTGTAGCGGTCATCAGCAAGTACATAATCTACAGCAAAGGAGCGGTTATCTTTGTTGATAGAGCGCTGTTTGTAGTAGATGTCAGAATCAATTAGTTTAGACTCTGCTTCGTAGTAGAACTTGCGGTTGTCTAGGTGACCATAGCTAGAAGATACCACGTTAACGATTTGACCCTCACAAATAACTGCCTGCTCTAGGCCTTTGCGGGTGTCCATACCTGTGATTTCAGATAAGCTAATAATAGAGGACTCAACGAAGACATTGTCTTGTCTGCTGTTCTCTAGGATGTTGTCAATCTTGCGCTCCGCGTCTGCGGTTGTTTGTGCGCTGAATCTTGAATCTCTTTCCATAATTTGTTGTGCTGTTGCTTTTTTCATAAAATAAAGTTTTTAATTGGTTAAGACGGGCAAGTGGGGGAGCTTGCTCCGTTTCGGGTATTGAACCCATCCTCAGTTAACCTTGTACGGGCGCGAACATCTCGCGTCCTTGTCTTATAAACATTGCGTAGTTATTACTTCCCATTGCTTCCCTTAATTCGTCTTGGATTGCGTGGTATGCAATAGCTAGGAACCTTGATACCTCTTTGTTTTTTGGGTCATCCATTAGGATGTTAACCTCTAGTAAATCGCTGAATAACTTTCTTTCGTAGTTTGTCATAGTTGTAGGTTTAAATGGGGGCTGTTAACCCCCGTGATTAATAGTTTAGTTAGACATATTTATTCTATAGTGGCATTTCATTTCACCTATTTCGTTCTTGCTTACCAATTTTAAGCTAGTGTCTAGCTTGCTTGCAGATAGTGTACCTATATGCTCTGAGAATTCTTTTACCTTGCTTTGGTATAGGTCATAGGCTTTGCCAAAATCAATGAATTCATATTCGTGTTCAATTGTGTAATAGGCATCAGTGCTAATTGTTACAGCTGTGTGCTTGAAAATTACAATGTGTTTCATAGTATTTAGGTTTAAATGTTTCGCTGTTCTGCAGCTCATCAGCGCGGAGTAATATATCCGCGGACATTTTTAATCACCTTATCGGAGGCCTAACAGCGAGCGCGACAGCGCGCTCCGTACATTCCCTTATCCAACATATAGGTTTCAGTTTCCGAGGTCTGCGCTAGCTATGTCCGTGCTAACTACTCGTCCGTCTCTTTATATACCCTCAGCGCGGTGATGGTCATTTGTGTGTGGTGTGCTTATTGGCCTAGCGGATAACCTTTCGTGCTACTGCGCCTAGCGTGTCTAGGCATTCGCGTTATCAGTCCGTGCATTTCTCAGTTTTTAAACTTGAGTGTGGACTACCTTGGAAAGAACTATATCGGAAAACTAACGAGTGTTATTTTGTTGCACCCTATCCGTGAACCGATATGCAATACTACACCCTCTTTGCGATTCTGCAATCACCTTAGTCAAGTCTTAAGAAAACTTTAACAATTGACGATTCTGCATAATGGAATAGCGCACGCACATACGCACGCATACGCATACGCGCACACATACACACGCGTACATACGCGCGCGCAATTAGAAGCTAGCATAAAGCTAGCGCGATTGCTTTGGCAATCTTAGAGGTAAGGCCCATTTCCCCAAATTTGGCACTTCTCGGAGTGTCCAAGGGTAGACATCCAAACAGGTGGAGACGGGCTAAAATCGCCCCTAAATGGCAGGAAATGTGTTAAAGGAATTTTAACATTTACCATTGATTACGAAGGGTTTCGGAGTTATAGTTAGTGTACAAAATACACATTAGATACAAGCATTAGTCTATTAGTTTAGTAGAGATTAGAGTTTATGATGTACGTTTTCTTTCGTAGGGGTTATCGCTTACGCTCGTTAGTGTATTTATTACACATTACTTAGTGTATAATATACACAATAGCATATCTATTTACCTTTCTATCTAGGTTACTTTCCTATACTAACTTGCTGATAATCAATTTGAACGTAGGGGTACACGGTTGCAGGATTTGACTTTCACTTAGGCGCTATGTGCAGTATTACTATATAGTTCCCTTGCACGGTTACATTCCTTACATAAACAAGAGCCTCCAGGCTCCTATAGATTGTCCAGTATTTTATATAAATAAGTGGACTATAAACAGACTATAGAATTACTGTATAATATATATAAGAAGGAAACCTTGTAACACGTTGTAAATCAATACGTGTTTTTCAATTTTTTGTAAAAAAAATACGTCAAATTGAGTTTTAGGCTGCAAAATGACGTATATTTGTTTTCATTTTAAATAAGTCAATACGAAGATATGAAAAAGTACGAATCGTACCTACATAGCCCATTTAGAATTATAGGGCTAGAAGAAAAGCATTTCCTAACTAAACAGAACGAGGAGGTATGGCAGCTAAAGGATGGGGATGACCTATACGCTGTACGCAAGATACCCAAGAACAAGATGTCGCTGACAGATACCTCTGCCTATACAAAGCTGTTTACAGATAATCTTAAAGACTTAATGAAATTGTCGGGTACTGGGTTGAGGCTACTGGTTTACGGGGCCTGCACCATACGCCCCCTCAGTCAGACCGTAGTATACCATATACCCGATATACAGGTGGCTACAGGTATATCATCTGCTAATACTATACGAACAGCTGTTAGTGAATTGATAGAGGCAAAGATTATAGCCCAGAAGTTAGGGTCTAATATAGAGTACTGGGTAAATCCTAACGTATTCTTCAACGGAAATAGGCTGAGGCTGATTTAGTATTAAATTTGGGGTATGAAGTACGAAATCCCTCCTGAATACAAACCTTTCATAGCCTCAGTAAAAAGACAGTGTAAAACATACGGCATAGAGTTAATGCTTGCTCCTTCAAGGACTGTTGTCTTAACAGATGACTTCTCACAGGATTGCAGTGGATACTTTTGCGATAGAGACAAGGTATTGGCTGTTGCGTGTGGTAAACCTTTTAAAGAATGGTTTGAGATACTCATTCACGAATTCTGTCATTTAGAACAATGGAAGACAGACCCTAGATGGGAGAAGTGGACAGATGCTTGCGGTAAGACTTGGGACTGGATGGGTGGTGGCGTTATAATGAACAATACACAGCTTCGTAATGTACTTGATGATATGGTAGAACTAGAGAAGGATTGCGAGATGCGTGCTGTAGATAAGATACGCAAGTGGGAGTTACCTGTAAACATAACGCAATACGTAAAGAAAGCTAATGTGTATTTGTACAGCTACCATATGCTGCCTACTATAAAACAGTTCCCAACTGGTGTACACACTGACCCTACACTTGTAGAGATGGCTCCCAAGACATTTAAGAAATCCTACCGAAAAGTGCCAGATGATATGGCAAAATATATGGTGAATAAATATAAAGCTAAATAAACTATTTTTGTATCTATGAAAAAGATAATAGAATTCTTCAACAACCTATTTGGAAAGAAATGGGAATACGTACCTACAGAGTACGCGTCTCCTATTGAGCAATTGGTTGAAGCAAAGAAAGAAGCTGTAAAGAAAAAGCCTGCAGCTAAAAAACCTGTGGCTAAGAAGACAGCTAAGAAATCCGATAAAAAGAAAATAAAGTAAATATGATACCTCCTAAGAAAAAGAAAGTTGGAGAAATGGGTAAACATTCTAATGAAGATAAGTTCGCAGCTTCAATGCAAAAGCAATTGATGGATACTAAAAGAAGTGCTGCTTATACGCCTGCATCTAAAAAAGAAATGGACGATGCTGAAAAAGGTAAATCTGTTGAAAACAGAATGGATAAAACTAGAAAGCAGGTTCAAGAGCAAGAGGCGATGAAGGAGAAGATTAGACAAAACAGCAAGGACAAGTCTAATATTATGAATATGGTTAGAAAAATAATTACAAAATAAATACAATGGCTGTAAAAAAACTTATATCTATTTTAAATAGAAGAGCGTCTGAACAAGAAGAGGAAGATGACGACAAGGACTACGTTACTAAAGACGAGAAAGGATATACTATGGTTTCTAAAAGAAAAAGACCAGAAGGTACTAGATATTATAAAAGTTCTAGTCCTAGTTTAGCCTTAACTCAAAAGATGAATAGATTTAAAGAAATGAATAACCCAGCTGATTCTACAGCATCTAAGGATTTAACAGAAGCTGAATTAAAAAAGCTAAATAAAAAGTAAATACAATGAATTTAAAAAGAATGACAGAAGTTATCAAGTCTAAGAAAGACCAGGATACAACTAAGATGTACGACAGAGAAGAGTTTATCCAAAGAATTAATGATATTACTTCAGGTAAAATCAAATTAAAAAACGAAGCTCCTGCAGCTGTTAAAAACGTTAAAGGTACAAAGACCTATAAGGTAAAAGACAGAAACGGGAACGAAATAGAAATGTCTAAGGACGAATTTGAATCATTTGTAAAACGTAGAGGTGTCAAAATCAACTAAAAATAGCAGTCAAAAAGTTTCGTTTGGCAAACGCAAGTGTGGCAGCGCAAAGAAGTCATTTAATAAACACACGCCTAAGCCAAAGGCGTATAAAGGCCAAGGACGATGAAAACTAATAAACTTGGAGTAAAGAATAGTTTAGTAAACAATATTAATGCTAGAAAGGCTATGGGTATCTCAAGACCTAAGTCTAAATCTACTATTCCTCCTAAACAGTATTCAAAATTAAAAACAGGCAAATGGTAGAGTATCGCGGTGAAAGATTTGCAGGCTATAATAAGCCTAAAAACGCTAATGATGGCGTTCACAAAAAAGTAGTATTAGCTAAAGAAGGCGACAGAGTGCGCATCATAAGATTTGGCGCTAAAGGATACTCTTCTAACTATAGTGCAGAGGCTAGAAGAAATTATAGAAAGCGTCACGCTAAATCAGCAAACGCATCTAGATTAACAGCAGGATGGTGGGCATACCATCACCTATGGTCTCCTGGTTCACAAGTATACCGCTCTGGTAGAACTTCAGGAAGAGGAGAACGTTTCAGATAAGGATACGAATCTTATCGTATATTTGCGTATAACCAAAGCAAATGAAACATCTATTTAACAAGATTAAGCCTGTTGGCAGACGTGTTATCGTACTTTCAAAGCCAGAGGATAAAAAAAATCACAAACTAAATCTAGGAGACGGAAAATCTATTAATCTAGAAATCGCTACTGATTACTCTTGGGATAGCAGGATAACAAACATCACCCAAGGCATCTTACTTACAGATTACAAAAACTTAAAAGCAGGAACTTATGTATTGGCACACCACAGCAGTATGGGGAACGAATGCGAATTGGTATACGACAACATCCCTGACGGTTACAAACTCTTCTCGGTAGAAGAACAATTTATCTATTTTGGATTTAAAGACGGCAAGGTAATACCTATTGATGGCTACCTATTAGCTGAAAGGCTGTATGAGCCAGATAACATATCTAAGGGTGGCATTATACTAAATGCAGAACCTATCAAGATACACAATAAATTACGCATCAAGGCAAAACCAGATTCTGAATTAGCCTTTAATGTTGGTGATGTAGTAATTACGTACAAGTATGCTGACTACGAAATGACCCATAATCTAAACGGCAAACAAGAAAACATTATACGTCTTAAGTGTATTGACTGCCTTGCTATTGACCACGACTTTGATAAAAGAGGATACTAATGACTGATAAAGAAAAACTAAAGCTGTACGAAGAAGACGGCATTGTTGGTGCATACTACGCACTCAATCGTAAACTAAACGAAATCACCATCCTATTAAACAACAGCAACCTGTCTAAGCTAGACTTATCGGATAGACAAGATAGCTCGTGGGAGCGTGTACTTAAGCTGTTTGCCAGTGTGGGTGAGATTAATGATGTGATGAAAAAACTTAAACTTGACAACTCTTTGACAGGAGATGAAGAAAAGGATAAGACAAGACAAAAACCTTTAATTGAACAGCTAGTTAGATAAATGGCTACTAGAGCATATATAACCAAAGACTCCACTAAAGAAGAAGTATATCAAGCGTATATTGATATGCAGAAAAAGCTGAAGGCTACTGTGTTTCATAAGAAAGAAATACAAAATAAAGTTGCTGAAGTACGAAAAGAAAAGAATAAAAAATACAACGAACTAAGATACCAAGTACTTAAGAGAGACCAAAAGATATACCGAATGCAACAGCATATATTTAATCTTCAAAGATTTGCTGTTAATGAAAGACACAAGGCAAAGCAAAAAGGGATTGAACTTGGTAAAGGCAAAGTTAGAAAAGTAGATTACTCTGTGATTAAGATGTATGAGTTTTTGTTACAAGTAGAACAGGTAAGCAATATACTTGGTATGAAACTAAGCCATTGTGCTTTCTTACTTTGGGCTGGCAGGTATGAATTCTTTAATTTTAAAGACTACCAAAAAGACCATAATAGCAATGCAACAGGATTTCAAACTATGGTAAATAGATTTATGAAATCTGGACACTTAGTAAAAGTAAGTACAGATAATGTAAAGAAGAATTATGCTTTGTCTGGGTCTGGCATATCTTTGTTTGATAAAATAGATAAGTTCACTAAAAAACATTTCAATGAGTAGTATAGAAATATACGGTATTAAATATAAACTTCCTGAACAACCAAAGGTTGTAGATAACCAAGAGTTACACCAGGAAGACCAAAAGTTTTATCGTGCAGAAATACCTGAGTTTTTTGAAGAACTAGAATTTGATGAAGATGGTAATCCTATATACACGGATGAACAAAGAGACTTTATCATACAAGAGTGGAGCCGTATAAATAATGGGTACTGGTTTATGAATGACGGAGAACCTACGTATATCACAGGTTTGCATTATTTCTATTTAAACTATTGGACACTAGAAGATGGCTCTAATCCAGACTACAGAGATGTAGATAGAAGATATTTTTATTTCCAAGATTACTCTGAATCATTACCCTACTGTTTTGGTATAGTAAGGATTAAGAAGCGTCGTGAAGGTGCTACCTCACAAGCTACAGCATATCTAGTATGGAAATCAATCACTAAACGTAAATCATTCTGTGGCATCATATCCAAGACAGGTAAGGATGCCAGTGATGCGTTTGTATATATGGTAATGAACGGCTATCGTAACTTACCTATATTTTTAAAACCGAGAGCAGAAGATGAAGAGACTAAGACAGAGTTGGTATTCAAAAAGAAAAAAGATAAACGTAAGGCGAAAGGTCGTGAGAAGGGAAAGATATTTGATGATGACATTGGCTTGGAGTCAAAAATCAATTTTAAGAATACTGCCCTTAACTCGTACGATTCAGGCCGTGTTACGGCTTTACTAATGGACGAGGCTGGTAAATGGCCTAAAGAAGTTTCCGTAAACCAATACTGGCCTATCGTAAAAAAGACGATGGGTCGTGGTGCAATCAAGGTGGGATTCTGTTTGATACCATCTACAGCCAATGATGCAAAGTCTGGTGGTGAACCATACAAGAAACTATACGATGCATCTAATCAATTTGAAAATGCAATGACTGCATCTGGACTATACAGATACTTCTGTCCTGCATATGATGGATACGAAGGTTTTATAGACGAGTATGGAAAGTCTATTATAGAAGCTCCTACAGAAAGACAAAAAAAATATATCTACGAAAGATTTGGCATTAAAATAGAAATGGGTAGTAGAGATTACCTTATCAATCAGCGTAAGTTAATTACAGATAAAGAGCAGTTATCGGAAGAGATTCGTATGAATCCATTTGACGAGAATGAAGCCTTTATGATTGATGCTAAGAAGTGTTACTTCAACGCAGAGAAAATATACAATCAGCTAGACTTTTTAAAAGAAGAAAGACTTGCTATGCGTAGAGTGCGTTTTTACTGGAAGGACGATAAGACCGTAGACTGGTCTGACGATAAAGAAGGTAACTGGCTAATACATAAGTTCCCACCAAAAGAAATGCAAAACAAATGGGTAGAAGTAGGTGGCGTTAAGACGCCTGCTAATAACCACATCTACTCAAGTGGTATTGACCCATTCAAGTCTTCTGTAATTAGCGGTAAGGGTTCTATGGGAGCTTGTTACATATTTGAGAAGCTAGATATGAAAGACCCTGAGAATACAGGGATGCCTATTGCCGAGTATGTGGGAAGACCTAGACTGAAAAGTATGTTTCACGACGAAATGTTAAAAGCGGCTGTATTTTATGGATACAAGGCTTGTTACGAGAATGATGTCGGTGACGACTTCGTAGACTATTTCCAGAACAAAGGATTTAGAGCATATCTACTTAAGACACCACAGGCAGCTGTAGATAGATTCAAGAGGAGACAAGGCGGCCCTGGAAAGTACGGGGTAGCTTCTGCAGATGCATTTGCTATGGCTAGGCAATTAGACACAGCCATATCTTATGTAGAGAATCATTGTCACAAAATATACTTCAATGATTTGCTGGAAGAGTTACTGGCGTATGACCACGAAAATCGTACTCCATTTGACCGAAGCATTGCCTTTATGATTAGTCTACTTTCTGGTGTATCTTTGGAAAGTCACAAGGAAGAGGTTAAACTAGCTTCCTTACCATTAAAAACATACAAGATTACTGTGTAATGTAATTTTGTACTTTTGCTATACTTATGAGCGATAATAAAGAAACAACAAAGGAAATATTAAATTTCCACCTTGGTAACTCCAAGTTGAAAAGAGATGCTGCTGAGGGCTTAAAGATATCTAAGTTCTTGCAAAAAGCATACAACAGTGGTTATTTCACCAGACGTAATAAAAAGTTTGAAAAGAACAGGAAGTTCTCTAGAGGTAAGCAACCTATGCAGGAGTTCTTGGACTTATTGAACGTAGATGGTAAAGAAGCGTTTGTAAACCTAGATATGAAAGCACCTGCGATTGCTCCTAAGTTTATGCAGGTTATTATCGGTGGGTTTATGAAGCGTGAAGAAAAAGTTCGTGCTACAGCAGTAGACCCAGTATCTGTAGAACGTAAAAAGTACGATAGAGACGATGCTGAGTTTAGAATGAACTTTGGAGACGAGATTAAGGGTATGGAAGCTCAAACTGGCGTTAAGTTAGTTGCAGATGGTCAATTTACTCCAGCAGATTACGACGAATTAGAATTATATTTTGGACTTGAATATCAATTACCTGAAGAGATTTTATTTGAAAAAGGCTGTGACTATGTGTTTCACGAAAACGGATGGCCTATAATCAAACGTAAGATTTTAGAAGATGTAAGCGAGACTGGACTTGGAGCTACTAAAGTAGGTACAGGGCCAGATGGCAAGATAAATATTAGACGTGTAGTTCCAGAGAATAGCTTTTATGGTTTCTCTAACTACGATGATTTTCGTGACGTTTCGTTTATAGGTGAGGTATTGTCTATGAAATTAGTAGACATTAGAAACCAATATCCAGATATGCCAGAAGAAAAGATTTGGCAGCTAGCTAAACAAGCTAAACAATATACTCAGTCTGTTAAATGGGACGATAGATTTAGATATTCTATTGATAGGCCATACGACGATTGGACTGTAGATGTGTTAGATTACGAGATTAAGACTATTGATACTATGATGTATCAGGCTAAGACTAACAAGTATGGCAACTTAATCGTAGAGAAAAAAGATAAAGCTCCACAAAGACTTGGTGACAACAAAGAATTGATTACCAAAGATATGTACGTAATCTACCGTGGTGTATATGTATTAAATACAGATACTATGCTAGAGTGGGGTGTGGCTAAGAATATGATTAAGCCTTCTACTACAAAAGGAATGGCAGATGCTTATTTTAGCTATAGCGTTTATATGCACGAGAACCTGGATTTAGAGAATATGGCTATCCCTGAGAGAATGGAGACTTCTATTCGCCAAATGACTTTAGCTCATTTGAAAATCCAACAATTAATTGCTAAACTTAGACCTTCAGGTTTAATTATAGATATTGACTCGTTGTCTGACATTAATATCGGACAAGCAAAGGCATTAAGCCCATTAGAGTTGCAGGCTGTTTACGACCAAACAGGTAACATCTACTACAAGCGTAGAACTGAAGACGGAGATAGCCAAAACGGTATTCCTATTCAAGAAGCTCCTAATACTGGTAGCGTAAGCCAAATCCAACAATTGATTATGGTTTATAACCATTACCTTGAGCGTTTACGTGATGAAATCGGAGTGAACGAATACAGAGAAGGTTCTGGCGTAAATCCTAAATTAGGATTAGGCGTACAGCAAGCTCAGATACAAGCATCTAACAATGCTACAGATTTCATTTACGATGCATACTTGAGTATCTACCAACAAACTGCATTCAAAATTTCATTATTGTTATATGACTCTGTTTCTTATGGAGGCAAGCAATACTCTGAATATCTTAGCCCAGAAAAAGTAAAAGGTAGACAATTTGATGTAAAGATTGAAGTATTACCAGATGATAAAGAAAGACAATTCTTAGAAGGTATGATTCAAACAGCATTGTCTGCTGGTATGATGGAATTTGAAGATGCATTTAGAATTCGTAGCATTAAGAATACTAAGCTTGCAGAAATGTATCTTACAAAAGCAAAGAAGAATAAAGAAAAGGCTGAAATGGAAAAGGCGCAACGTAATTCAGAAATGAATGCTCAGGCTCAACAACAATCCATAGCAGCTAAAGCTCAGGCAGATGCTCAATTACAACAAATAGAAGCTCAAGGTAAACTAGCTGTTGTTAGTACAGAGATGAAAATGAAGCAAGAGTTATCTGAGCAAGAGTTTGTGCAACTAGCTTTACTTAAATCTTATGAACTAGGTAGACCACTTAGTCCAGAGATGAAAGCTGTAGTTGATGCATTCTTTGCTAAGAAGCAGCAAAAAGAAATGGAAGAAATGATGATGCAACAGCAACAAGCAGCGCAAGAACAAGAGGCGCAAGAAACTGAAGCATAATTATTTATATATTTGCATAACAAAATAAACCAATATGGCAGAGCAAGACATCAATCCTTTTGATGTGTCAAGTTACTCAAGTGACCCAAACACATCAGTAGAACCAACACAAACAGAGCCAACTCATACTGAGCCAACACCTGCAGAACCCGTTAAAGCAGACGCTGCAGATACTCAGACTGAACCAACTCAAACAGAGCCTACAACCGCAGACCCAGCACAAACTGAGCCAGCAAAAGTAGAGCCTGCACAAAGCGAACCTAGTGAACCTACAAAAATTGAATTTGAGTGGGAAAACGAAGTAGCAAAAAACATATATGATAGTTTGACTACTGGGAACATTAGTGAAGTAGCGGATATTTTATATGAACAAAAAGTTCTTTCAGAATTAGACAAGATGGACGAGTCTGATATTCTAAAGCTTAAGATAGCTTATGATTACCCAGATTTAAGTCCAGAGGAAATTGAGGAAGAGTTTGCTTCTAAATACGCTGTAGACAAAGACTTTGATGAGTCTTTAATGACAGAAGAAGAAATTGCTGCTAAACGCAAGCAAATTGAGAAGCAAGAAAAAGTACTAGCAAGAGAGTTGAAGAAGGATGTACGTGAAGCGAAAGACTACTTGCAGACATTAAAACAGGACATTAGCTTTCCAGATATCTTGAGTCAATTTCAAGAACAATCACAACCTTCTGTAAACACAGAGGAAATCGTGAGTCAGTATTTGAAAACTCAGGAAGAAGAACAAGCAAAAGCCTACGAGCAGGCTAGACAAATGTATGAGCAAAGTATTGAGTCTGGTTTGAACGCTTTTGAAGGATTTAACGTTAATTACAAGGACGAGGAAGTCCAATTTGACGGCAAGTATGCTCTGACACCAGAGGAGAAAGCGCAACTTCAAAACGACTTGAAGGATTTTGATTTAGAGTCTTTTTACGGGCCTCGTTACTACAAGGATGGTAAGTACGATACCAAGCAATTAGCAGAAGACGTCTACTTCTTACAAAACAGAGACAAGATTGTCAATTCTATGGTTACCCAAGCGGTAAGCAAAGCAAAGGCAGATTTGTTGAAGGGTATGAAAAATATTGATTACAGCAATACTCCAAGGACAGCAGCTGTGAGCGATATGAGTGACTATGATAAGATGGTTGGCAAAATGTTCAGTATATAAACAATTATTAAAAATAAAA